TAAGCTAAATGCTTTAACACTTGTTTGTAATTTTACAATTCTATCTTTATTATCTTGTATAATTAGATTAGCTTCTGAATTAAGAGAATTTACTCTGTCAACTATTCTTTCGTATCTATCAGACCCAACTTGTACACCCTCAAGTCTTTTAGCGTTTATTATTTTTTGTTTTTCTTGTTCTTTGTTTAATTCTTTTAACTGTTCTATTTCTGCTTTAGTGTCTTCAACAACTTTTAAAGCCTTTTTCTCTTTAGCTAAATTTATTTGTTTTAATTGCTCATCTGACTCTTTTTGTGTTAACTTGCCTTTTGCTATAAGTAAGTCGTTTTCTTGTTTTCTTTTTTTAATAGCATCATCAAACACCCTATTAAATGCTCTTGCAGACTCTTCAGACCTTACTGTTGCATCATTAAATAAGTCTTGTTGCCTTCTCGCTTCACTTGCTCCACTTGCAATGTCATAAAAAGCAGTAGCCATTTCTACAAGTAAAGTTATAGCTACCCCAAAGCCAATACTCTTAATTGCAGTACCTAATTTTTTGGCACTTGTTGTAGCAGTTTTTGCGCTTGTACCTATTGATTTAAACCCAGCAACTAACCCCTTTAAACCTCCTATACTTTGGCTAAAGTTTATAGCTTTCATTGCTATTTTAAACGTAATTAAAGCCTTTATAACTCTACCTAAAGTAGACATTATCGCTTCGAAGTTATCAGCTAAAAACGCTATACCTTTACGAAGTTTCTCGCCTACTCCCCCAGCTTCGTTCATCTTTAAAATAAACCCCTCAAATGCTGATTGAAGTAGCTTAATAGAGCCACCTAAAGTGTTTCTTTGAGTTTCTGCCATTTGTTTAGCAGCTTCCTCACTATCTAATAACTTTTCAGTTAAATTAGCTACATCTCCAGCAGTTTCAGAAAGGATAACCCCAGTAGTCGCACCACGTTTACCAAACAACTCTAAGGCAGTTTTGTTTTTGTCAGTAGAAGCGTTAATTTCTGCCATTGCTTCCTCGAAAGTCATTCCACTTTTAGAAAGTTCTAAGAACACATTTCTAAGACTTGTACCAGCAGTACTTGCATCTAAACCTCTATCAGTTAACGTACCTAACAATGCAGTAGTTTGTTCTATATTAAGACCAGCAGTCTTTGCAACTGGAGCAACTGAACGCATAGCAACTGCGAACTTCTCCATATCTAAAGAACTACTACTAAAAGCCTTTGCCATTACGTCAACAACTCTTTGAGTTTCGCTTGAATCTAAGCCAAACGCTCTAAGTGTTGACCCAGTAACTTCAGCAGAACGTGCTAAGTCTGTACCAGTAGCTTCGGCAAGTAACAAAGTGGCTTCTGTTACATTCTCAATTTCTTTTTGTGTAAAGCCTAATTTTGCATATTCTTTTTGAAGTTCAGAAACCTGAGATGCAGTAAATGTAGTTGTTGCTCCTAACTCTTTCGCTTGTTCTGTAAGTTTTGACATTTGGTCGGTGCTAACACCTAACACAGATGCTAAGTCTGCTTGTGCTTGTCCAAAGTCTTTTACTATATTGAATGACCCTCTAATTAAAGAGAAAACACCAAATGCTAAACCTAATTGACCTAATGCACCTCTAAGTTTACCTATTGCAGAACCATAGTTACCTATGTTTATTTTCTGCTTACCTAAAGCTGAAGCATTCTTTTGTATTACCTTATTATTTTTGTCTAATTGTTTGTTAATTTCTTTTAAACGCTTTGCCCCCTCTCTTGTTGTAATGTTTAAATTCCCACGCTCTTTTACTAACTTTTTACTTTCTGCTCTAAGCCTATTTAAGCTACCTACCTGAGTTTTTTCAAGTGCAACCTCTTCTTTAAGTAGCTTGTTTCGTGCGCTCGTTTGCTGTTTTAAACGCTCCTGCTCCTTTAATAGTTGTTTGTTTATAGTTAGCTTGTTTTTAGCTAATTGATTCGCTCTTTCAGTCTGTTTGTTTAATTCGTTTTGACCTTTTACAGTAGTTGGCGAACCCCCAGTTTTTGGTATGTTAGATTTTACTTGTTTACTTAATGTTACAACTGCTTCTAATGCCTTTTTAAGCAAGTCTACCGATGCTTTAGCTTCCTTTGCACCATCAGTTAAGTTATCTAATGCACCCTTAGCTACTAAGTCGTTTTTCTCAATTCTTTTAATTGCCATTATTTAGTCTTTTGTTGTTTTTTAATTTGGTCGCTTTCTTTTTTCATCTCTCCCAGCATTGTATAAAGTTCTAAAACAGTCGTTTCACGCTCTCTAACGCTACTTCCTATCCATTTGGTAATATGTATCAAAGCAGTAGTTAAATCGCCCTCAGACTTCTTATTTAGTATCTCTTCAAGTTCTACGCTTAATCTTCTAATACGATTTAAAAGAAAATTGTCATCTTCAATAACAAAATCACATTGAAGTAGTGCTATTTCTTTACGAAGTTCTAACACACGTTCAAAATCTTTACCTAAACCAAAACGAGCATAATAGCTATCCATAATTAACTCCCAAGCTAAAATGTCATTGGCTTTATTACCAACTTTGTTTTTACGAGTAAAGGTTAAATCCCCCTCTTGACATTTTCGCCAATTATACACGCTTATTTCGTCTATGTTAGTTAGATAGTCTTTCATTGATATATTTGATATATTTCTCTTTTAACAAGTCTATAATAATATTTTTATTCTCTTCAGTTAGTCCTAAAATATCTAACCCATAAGTAACTGTTAACGGCTGGTCATAATCACCAACATCATTAGCAAATATTTTTATTGAACTATTATTTACAGTCACTTTAAATGACTCGTAAAAATCTCCCTCATCGTATAGTTTAATATGCCCCTCAGGTTTTCCATAAACCTCAACAGAAACTTCTGAGTAGTCGCCTAAAGTTTCCCCATTACTATCTATACCCTCGTTAAATAACTGCTCATCTGTGTTAAGTATAGCTACCTCTTCTAAAACTTCATTATCTACTGAGGTAAGCCAAATATCCTTTTTAGATATGGTTTTTATTTTATTAAGATATGTAGTTAAATCTTCAAACATAAACAAAAAAACTCCCCAACAAATTAACGTGGGGAGTCCAAAAAATAGAAATTATGAGTAGGTGCAAAAAAAACACTTATTGCAAAGATAGTCAATTTTTAGCACAAAAAAAATACCCCACCAATTTGATAGAGTATTTATTTAAAATATAGGGGACTTGAACCCCCTTTATTTTGTTTTGTTAGTATTAATTTTAAACTGTTTTTTCTTGGTCGTGTTCTGAATATAATCTTAAATTTAAATAAGATTTATTAGAAAAATTTCCAATATATGAAGTGTCAATATCTACATCATTAGTATTTTCTTTACAGAACTTATAATCTTCAACAGATAAATACTCTTGTGTATTCATTATTTTTTCGGCTTTTTGTTTTAAAGATGTTTTCATAATAATTAATTTAGTTGTTTATAAATGGGAGGCTTTAACCTCCCTTTGTTTTATTATTTAAATTATATTGGTTTGATTTCTGTTATTGTTTGCTCAGTAACTTGATGACCTAAATCCACTCCATCAAAATCACTTTTTATCATCAAACTCTTTATCAAAGGCAGTCTACCAGTCTTGCAGTAGGTTGCATATTCTAATGCAGTTAATTCCATTTCTTGTGTGTGTTCGTAGTATTGTACTTCTGTCATTGTGATATTAACTTTCATAATAATTAATTTTAGTTTTTGCCTTAGTGACACTCAAATCTACGGAAACTATATAGTTCTAACAAATAAATATATACTTATTTTTAAACTATTTTTAAAATGTCAATGTTTATAAGGGTTATAGAGCCAAAAAAAAACACAAAAAAAACCCCCTATTAATTAAAATAGAGGGTTTTCAGGTGATTTTCCGTTAGGATTTTGTTTAATCTTCTGCCTTATTTTTAGGCTTTGATTGAACTTTTACCCTTTTACGCTTTGGTTTTGACTCCTTAACCTCATAGTTTGGTACACTTTTACCGTGTACTATTTTCCAAAGTTTAGTGAGCGTGTCTTGGTCGTATTTATGTTTTAATGTTGAAACAAACTCATACTCACTAATAGACTTAATATAGTCTTTATTCCAAGTTTCACCAGCGTATTGAATAGTCCTAACCATTACGCAATAGATGTTACAGTTGCATCGTCTATTTCATAACCAGCTTTAAGTATAGACAATTTTACAACATCTCCACCTTGAGTTGCTATTGTAAGTTCATAAGTTCCAGAACCAGCAGGATTTTCAGTTGCAGCAGCTGCTACTGTTACACCAGCATTAGTTAACGTAAAGTCACCACTAACTAAACCAGTAACATTAGATGTTACACCAGCAGCACCAAAACCATCGTTTACTTTACATACTAAAGTTGTTGCATTTGAAGCAGTTAATGTTTGTGTTGCGTGAATGTTAGCAGTCAAAGTTGTAGCTTTATAACCTAACTCTTCTTCAGTAATTGCATAAGAAGAACCTAATGCTACATCTTGGTCTAAGTCCCACATTACATTAAGTTTTTCAACTGTTGCGTCTGTTGCGAACTCTTTAAAAGCATCATAAGATGAAGCGTCTGCTTCGTAACCTCTTAATTTACCATTTACTAATTGACCCCAAAGATTACCGTCTACTGATACATAGAAAAAGTCAAAATCTGAACAACCTAATCTCTCAGCTTGTTTTAACAAAGGTGCTACTGCATCTTTAGCATAAGTTTTAAAATTAAGTGTATAGATACCACCTTGTCCATAAATTCTAAATTTACGACCACTTGGTGCTTCTTCCATTACTGAATCAGAACGCTCAAAAGTAGGCTCTTCCACTCTTGGGAATGGGTAAATTCTAGCTTCTGCATCTACTGACGCTAATAATAAATCTTTGATGTCTTGCCCAATTGTTGCTGAGGCTGGGTTTAACTCATTTCTTGTTGTGCCGTCTGCCTTAAATCGTGGTACGATTATAGGAAACGCCATCGTTCTCATCTCAATTACGCAGTTTGGTCTTCCCATTGATGGGAAAGTAGGTAATTCGCAAGAACATATTCCAGTTGCCATATTTATTTATTTTAAAAAGTTTAACATTTACAAATATCAGTATCAAATAAATCTAAATCTACATTCACCTCAATACCACTTAAATCTTCGTTTATTATCGTTTTACTACTCCCTTTGTTACTTATAACTACACCAAATCTACTACGTGGATTGCTTCTAACAGTCGTTGTGCTTCTAAATGAGTAACTACTATTAATAACCTCTTTAAAGGCATCTCTAAGGTTACTCATAGGCACTATTACGTTAGTGTTATGTTGGTCATTTTGCCACCCCTGATTATATGCCCAATCCATAAAGAAAAGCCTTGCACTAAAAGAACAGTCTAAAGCACTATCAATCTCTCCATCTTCTTCATCATATGGCTCTAATAACCAAATGAAAGGAGTTTTGTTTAGTGTCTGCTGGTCTACTTGTGCATACTCGTTATTTACTGAACTTGGACTACCTTGTAAAAAAGTAATAGGAGGGCAAGTAACAACTAACCCAACGAATGGCTTAGAATGTCCAAAAGGCTCAATCTCTATCCAGTCATTATCTTTAAAGGCAGTTATTTTAAAACTCATTCCCTTGCTATCCGTAATAATTTTACCGATAGTTAAGTGCAAAGTTTTACACAATTCTAAGCGTAAACCATCAACTCGCAAAACAGTTATGTTAAGGTTAATTAATGATATTACGTCTTTTAATATGTTAACTAAATTTGCCATTTAAAAATTGTGGTTATAGTCTAAATTAACCCCCTCATACTCTTTATAGTTAGTAGGGTCAACTACTACCATATAGTTCTGTATTACCTTGTATGTTTCTACGCTTTCGTTATATCTTCGATTCAAATCGTACCAAACACCACTTACATTGTCTGCGTTCTCAGGCAAACTCTTTGTAAGACCAGTAGTAGTGGCTCTATTAACTAAATCACGTAAATACAAGTAATATACAAAGCCTTTAAGCATCTCTTTCATACCATCTGAAATAGTTAAAACGTCATTCGTTTGGTCTGTGAAAGGGTCAAAGATTTTAATAAAACGTGCTGACTGTGGCACATTATTTACCAAGTCAGCAATAAACAAGTCGTATAACTCAACGCCTAACAATTGCACTAAGAATGAGCGTTGAGCATCATCTATGTACGTTTGTAAGTCAGTTGTTTGCATCGGATTGGTAGGTATAATAAACTTACCATTTGCAAAATCAGTTACTTGAATTATTGACATTTGTTTTTATTTTAAATTAGCTGGGTATAGGCTTTCTACACCCAGCTTTTTATTGTATTAATTATGCCGTTTCTAATGCAGCTTTATCAGTAGCGAATACACCTTTAACAAATGCAGTTCGGTTGTTGTTCTTAACAACTACTGCACCTCTCCACTCAGCCAATACTGTAACTAAGTTTTTAGTGAAATCATCAGAATCACGACCAACTTCAATAGATACATCTCCTCTATCGTATACAGTAGCCATTGGAAATGCACCAATAAGGTACTCTCCAGCAGTTACTAAAGTAGAACCGATAATTGGAATACCATCTAAAGATAATGCCCCAGCAATCATTGCTAAACGCTCAACATAACGCTTATCAGTAGAAGAAACCTTAACCATTTTCAAAGCAGTAATGTCGCTTGGATTCATAAAGATATGACTTGGCATTTCTTGTTCAGCTAAAGCAATTTGGTTAGATGCAACAGTAAGTACATCTACTTCGTTTGCGTTGTCAATATCACCAGCGAAAGTACCAGCAGCAAATGCAGTAGCAACAGTCTTAATTCCGTTAAGATTAGCACCAGTACCATTACCTTCGTAAACTTGTGCCTCAACATCTTTAAGTAACTCACGCATTAACTCGTTATTAATCTCAGAAGCCATAAAGTCAATATCTCCAATCATTTCCTCAGAAATTTTGATAAAAGCAGTACGCTTTTTAACATTCTCAGAAGCAACAACTAAATTAAAATCAATTTGGTTTTTCAATGCACCCTCAGCAGTACCACCAGCACCACCTTCTTTGTTAGCTTGATAAACCCAAGAGATAACATTAGAAGTAGCAGTACCACGAGATACAACGTCTAATAAACGAATTTGACGACTTGCAATAGTGTTAAGACCCTCTAAGCGTTGCTCAACTGGTACATTCCCACCTGATACGTTAGAAGAAATAAGCATTGTATCAACTGTTTTGAAAGTAACACCTTCAGAAGTACGAGAATTTTTCATAGATTCTAACATCTCTTTGTTAGACTCTAAAGATTTACGTACATTCATTGTAGGCAATTCAGCTTTCTCAGCTTCAGTTAATTTTTTGATGGCTACACCTTGTGCAGATAACGCTTTGTTCAATTGTGCTAATTGCTCAGATTGAATGTTAAGTAATGATTTGTTAGCTTCAGAAATTTCTTTTTCTGTTACTTCTGTTCGGTCTGTTAGTGCTTTAAAAGCTACTGCGTTAGACTCGTTAATTTCGTTGAAAATCTCAGCTTTTTTTTCTGCTGACATTGCATCGAAAGTTTCTTTTGTAATACCTTTATCAGAAAGGTAAGTTTTTAATGTAAACATATTTTTAAATTAAATATGGGTTAA